GTATTGGAGATAAACTATTTGGTACTAAAATGACAGATATTGTTGGTTCTTTTGGTTCTGAAGTAACCACACCTGCCTTTACAGGACCTAATAGTCAAAACACTTATGTTGGTGGTGTTAAGGTTGGAGGATCTCAACCAATGGTCGGGGGTAGTGGTATGGGTAATCCTTTGATAGAGCCACCTATGATTCCTAAAATAGGTGCAGATGTTGAAGGTCCTGTGACATCTGAGGAAGCATACAATCCTGCGATGGAATACTTTAATCCTATATCTCCGATGCCCATTCAAAAGCAGGTTGAAGATCCGTTAATCAACTTAGCCTATAACTTTAATATGGAGAACTCTCCGTTTTAAATAGAAAAAGCCCCGTGAACCGTGATCCACGAGGCTTTGTTTGTTATACTCTCCACCTTGCCCACAAATAACGACCATGTGGGTCAACGGCATCTAATTTTTTGTTAATGTTACGACAATGTGTTAAAAGTGATTTATTATCATTATATCCTGCTTTTACATCAGATATCCAACCACATACCATTGCATTACCATCTATAGATTCGTTCCAAAGTTCTAAATCCCAATTATTGTTTAAATTTAAAGTTACTGTACAAGAACCATTTTTGTGTTCATTGTAACAAGCCTTTTGAACTTTTGAAAACAAATTAGTAACGGCTTCTCTTGGGTCATCTTCATATTGAAACCAACATTCAAAAACATCTTCAAGACAATCCGACAACTGTATTCTATCATGGTGCAAAAACCACTCAGTCTTGGTTAACTTAAAAGTAATCAAATCTTTTTCTAACATATTAAACTCCATGTTTAAGTTAAAGTAATCTTCGATCATCGACAGGTTTCTGTCTACGAATAGTTTTCCATCAATGTCAAAGAGCAAGTGATTCTTTACGAATCACTATATTTATTATATCAGATTTATCTTATATTGTCAAGTGTGATAAAAATGTCACTTATGTATAGCTATCCATACAATCCCGACTAGGATGAAAAGTATAGCAATGACGACGCTGACATAAAAAAGAGTTATCACTCTTTACCAACAACAAAATGAGGGTCCACCTCATTGTATTTACAGGTTTGCTTTTCGACGTAGTAATTATCTTTGGAAACTTCTTGAACCGTGATCCCCTGACAACAGTCCTCTACAACGGAATGACACTGTGAGCATTGCTCGTGCCCATGAACATAAATGGTTTTGGCTTCGCAGCCACATCTATTGCATCTCATCTATTTCCTCCATTGTCATTGGATAGACAAACACGGGTGTTTGTTCGCCAACCCATGCACCTACTGTATTAAACTCTAAATACTCAACGGCTTCTTCTTCTGTCATCTTGTCACGATCTACTAGGATCTTAACGGCTTTGTTAAAATCATAGACAAGAACGTCCTCTTGGGAACATCTCCTGCCGATCCCGATAAGTGCATCATCAAGTCTGTTTGCTTTTAAAATCTGACTACTCCTCCTTACCCATATTAACAATAATATCTGGTCGGGGCAACGGTTCTTTAACATACCACTCTTTTTGTTTGTAAGATATAAAACACTTATAGCCCTCGCCATAGATCTTATCGCTCCACATTTGACACTCTTCGGGCGTGGTAAAGTGCATGACGGTCAAGAGACTATACATAATTACTTGATTGGTCATTGTTTTCCTCCATTTAATACACGCATTTTATCGCGTTTATTTCTATAAACTTTTTGAGTAGACCTCAATATGTAGTCTGCTCTATCTATAACTTGCATTATTTGAAGTACCGTTAAGTTCCCCTCTTTGCTCTGCAAAAAACTAATGAGTTTATTCGCCAAACCATGTAATTGATGTTCATCTAGTTTTTTAGCCATTATACTTCCCTCCCTAATCCTCTTAATTTCAATACATAATTCTTGAGTTCTTCTCTTGCTCTTTCGTGATCCCTAGCTACGTCCTTGTGTCTTTCTAGTTCAAAGACCTTGGTTTCGTAGTGATCTACCTGTTTTCTTAAAAAATTTAGTTCATACTCTTCTGCAGGACTAAGTTTTTTTGTCATTCTCTTTCCTCTCTGGTTTTTTAAATAGACGAGCCGGAAGTTTTCTCCAAACCCAACGATTAGTGTATTCTTTGTTGGGTTTGTAAAACTTGTGGATGCCAAACTGCTCGGCTAGTAATTTTTTTTTATTTTCCAACTGAATTTCTAACTATTTATTTTTAAATATTCTACGGTAATGTACTTGATCAGTTTCATTCCATTCTTTTCTTATGGATGCAGTTCCTTTACCATAAATATTATTTACTTTTATTCTAATTTTTTCAGCCACATCTAAAGAAAACTCTTTAGTATGATCTACTAAAAAACTGTCCCCTACTTCTAATTTTTCCCAAAACTGCTTTAATTCAGAAGTATCTGTCTTTGTATCTCTACTGACGTTTTTTTCAATTTTGTATTTATCTAAACATATTTGTGCTTCTAAATGTCTTCTTCTATAAAATTCATCTTGATCATCCATTTTTTTCTCCTGTGTAATAAAATTAGTAATGTTACAAGCCCAAGCCTATCACTAGGCACTCGAGCTGAAACCTAACTTGAACTTGTAACAGAATCAGTATGCGCTTTTATGGGATAGCTGTCAAGATATAAAAAAAGAGCCGTTGTTATGTTGGTTTGAACAAATCATAGGATTAACAACGACTCTTTAACACATGGAGTGACTAAACCGTAAAAGATATTATGGGATATGTCAAACTCTTTTTTCAGGTGGTTCCGTAGAAAAGGTTAATTCTTTATTTTGATAGGCTTCATAGACTTGATACATGATCTTCAACTGTCCCCCCATCGTGCGCCCTTGTTCGCGGGACAGTGCCTTCAATTCTTTGTACACTTCGATAGGAACAAGCACACTTTTCCATTTAGTTGTATCCATTTTGCATCTCCTTTAATAAGAATATATAAGATTTTATTGGATTATTCAAGGGAAAAAGGGTGCCCTCCTCGAAAGGGAGGAAGGAGGGCACAAGTTTGAGATGGTATACAGGTCATTGAGCGGTTCCCCAACTGCGACCCACCTCCACATCACATTTGTTAGGCACCTCCAAGGGTACTGCATTTTCCATGATTCGGGAAATATTTTCTGCATCTGGCTTGTCTCTAACAGAAATCGCTACCTCGTCGTGTATTTGTATAAGAGGAACGCGACCGGATTGGTAAATATCGACCATAGCTTTCTTTGTCATGTCCGCGGCCGACGCTTGAATAAGCCTATTCAGGGCTTTGTAGGTATAAGCCCGCTTGAGCTTAGTAGTTTTACCATATTCCTGTACAGCTTGCTCAAAAGGCATGGCTTTGTTCATTTCAAAGCGGTCAGGTTCCCATAAATCAAAGCGACATTTTCGGCCGAGTAGTGATCTTACGGAGCCTGAGCTATCTCGTTCATTCAAATGGTTCATTACCCCGTTCATCAAGCCCTTCACAAAGGGCACTCGCTCGTGGTACTGACTGATGATGGACTTAGCTTCCTCTACTTCTATGCCTAATTGCTCGGATAACTTGTTGACACCCATGCCGTACATCATGCCGAGGTTGATGGTCTTAGCGGACTTACGCGGTATCTGTGCCATTTCTGCAACCATTGTATGAAAATCGGTAGTCGGGTCGCTATTATAAGCTTCGACAAACTCTTTTGCGCCTTTGAGAGGTACTTTTCTGGATACACCAAAGACATGAGCGTAGTGAACCAAGATCCGTGGCTCCTGTTGCGAGAAATCAATAGAACCCCACTGCTCTCCCTCTTCAGGTAGGAACAAAGAGCGAATCATAGGACCTAATTCAGGATCTCTAGCGGGTATCTGCTGTAAATTAGGGTTGTTCATGGATATCCTACCCGATACCGTGCCCCCTTGGTCGGAACGTATCTGGTTAATATGGCTATGAATGCGTCCGTCTTTGTGGCAATGCTTCATAATTGTGTTGATAAACGTCCCTCTGGCCTTGTTAATGTTGCGCGATTGCACAATAAGCTTGGGTAAATCATGCGGATGCTCCGATAAAAAAGCTTTTGTAAACGAAGGTGCGCCCTTTTCGGTCTTTGGATACTTGATATTCAGGGCATCAAAGCCTTTTGCAAGCGATTGAGCCGCCCAAATCTCTACATCGTGGCCCACCATGCGTCTAATCTGCTGATTTAAAACAACTTCCTTCCTAACAAGGTCATCTTTAGTCCTTTCTAATGCGTCTTGGTCAATTCTAACGCCTTTCCATGTCATATCAATCAAACAGGGCAGTAAATTTAGCTCTAAATTAGCTATTTTTGACAATCCTTGCTTGTTTATCTCGACAGAAAAGTAATTCCAAAGGTCCAAGGTCAGTTTTGCGTCGTCGGTAGCGTAAGGACCTACAAACATGGCAGGTAACTTCCACATTTCAGCTTTTGGATCGACACCAAAGGCAGATGCAGCCTCATTTAACTCCTTTTCGGACTTGGTTTTGCTTAAATAGTCGTAAGAGAGCGCATTTAGGCTATAACTAAAGCGGTTTTCGTCCAATAGAGAGGCAATGACCATTGTATCAATGATTCTACCGTTTAAAGTAAAGCCCTCTTGTCTAATCCACCCTGCATCATACTGTGCATTGTGCATAATTTTATCTGCAGGGCTCTCAAAAACCTTTTTTAACCACCTATTGACGATTCTTTCGTCTAAATTACCCCCGCCGACGTGTTTAACAGGGATATAATGTGACCATGATTCGGTGGCAATGGCATATCCTACAATCATCCCGTCTCCTGTAGGCCAACCCGGTCCTTTAGACTTGATGTTCGGGTCTCTGGTTTCTACGTCAATGGCAATTTGCTTACAGTGACTGAGATCAGGTAGTTCATAAGGGGGCACCCATTCGCTCTTGGGTGCAAACATTGTTAGTTGTAAGGACATATCATCCTCCATCTAGGGATTGGTTTGAGTTCTTTACCATCAAGAGTTATGTAAAAATTTTTGCAATCAAACTTTACAGATGCGTCACCGTAGTGCATTTGCTTGTGGTGATTAGCACAAAGACACATAATATTGTCGGGCGTATCGGCACCCTTTTGAGAAAGTGGGATAACATGATGAGCCTCTGAATATTGACGACCGTTTTCTTTAATAAAGGAATAGTTTTCAAAAATACCTTGTGCATTACATATTTGACACTCATCCTGAAAATGTTCTTTGACTAAATCCCCATTAGGACCACGCTCTATACGTTTAGATTGTATCAAGTCCTCTTCTTTTTCTTCCTTTGTTTGATAAATCTTTTCTGGATAAGAAATGATATCAACGTCTCTTACATAGTTTAATTGTGTATACTTACATTGTTTGAGGTAATCTAATTCTTTGTTGCCTGAAACATTAGCTGTAAATGAAAAGTTCATGCCCTCAATGATGTCATGTTCATCTGAAAAACGGTTGAAACTTTTGCTGTTTGTTTTATAAAGATTTTCATAAGTGTCTTTAAAAAAGAAACCATCTTCACCAAGAAACCATTCATCTGTGAAAGAATTAATATTTCCATACTTTGTATCTACACAACAAATAAAGCTTAAATTAAATTTTTTCTTTTTTTCACCTTTTTCAAACCAATGCTCTGAACCTTGATAATCGGATAAAATTTTATACACCTGAGACATAGAGTGTTTGTTGCAAGCCATTACTTCTCTCCGCCCAAAGCACCATAGCCACAAATGTCAACCCAACTGTCATCATGGTCAGGTGTTTCTATTAGTCGAGAAAGCTTGGTGGCTACCATACATTGATAGACTTGAGGCACGGTTACTTCTTTTTCCAATAAAACAGACCACATTTTTGCAATGCGCTCATGGTTTTTATAAGCGTCCCCATAGTCTTTGGCTCTGGGTCCGTTGATCATTAACTCTGCCTTTTTTAATATTTCTGCTCTTTTCATAAATCGTAACTCCTCGTTGCGTCTTCGGGTTCTACTATATATAGATTTTCTTTTGCCCTTGTTACGCCCACGTAAAAAACCCGATGGATATCATCAGGTTCTAAACGTGAGCTTTGTTCAGCCGCCCACGACAAGTCGGTATGTAATACGACATTATCGGCCTCTCCTCCCTTTGAGCCGTGGATCGTGGACACTGAAATGCGGGGAATACCATTGAACTTTTCTCCCCGCCTCA